AGACGAAAAGGCAGAGACCCGTAAAAGGAATTATTATTAATGGAATTACTAAGACTATTAGCCAGACAAAGATTACTTAAAGTTGGTGAGAAAGGAATCATGACTATAGGTACTAAAGAAGCTGTCGAAAGAGAGGCTAATAACTTAGCACTATTGTTACAAAAATATAAATTAGATCCATCAGCTTTTAGTGACATAGGTAGTCTTAGAAGAACCATCAGAGGTTTGGAAGAATTAGATCTTGCAAATGCTTTAAAAGCAAAAGCTCCCCCACCAGACAATGTAATAGAAGGCAAATTTGGTAAATCATTTTCAGAAGAAATAAAAGACATGGATAAAGAAAAACAATTTTTAGAAAGTTCCATGAAAAAAAATATAGCTGAGGCAACTGAAAAAGGAGACTTTACAGGTATTGCTAATCAAGTTTTAAGAGACAAAGATATTATGAGAGAGTTTATGTTGTCTAAAAAATTTCCATTTAGTCGAGATAAAAATGTATTTAGTGGTGAAGATGCCATACCTCTTGCAAGAAAAGCAAAGTTTGACGAAGAGACAAAAGAAATGGGCATATCTTTAACACCGGGTAAAGATGCAAAAAACACTGTTGATGAGTTTGTAAATCAAATGAAAAAATTTAAAGTATCAGATAAAGATATACAATCAATGTTAAAATCTGGTAAGTCTGGCCAAGTAGATTATGTCATGGAACAATATGGTTTAAGTGCTAGTGATGTTGCAGATATTTTAAAAAGAGGTAAACCTTTAATCGAGGGCATGGCGTCAGGTGGTCGTGCGGAATTAAAAGGTGGAGGAGAAGCTTTAAAAGCATTGATTAGATTTTTATCTGCACAAAGCGGTAAGACAGGTTCACAAGGTTTAGCAGATATAAATCCAAAAAAATTTGGTGAAGCTTTAAATTTTATGATTGGTAAAGAACAAATGGCTACTCTTCAAGGATATAGAAAAGAATATTTAGAAAGTTTATTGGACACAATAAAATCTGATAAAAAATTATTAGACGATATAAAAACAAAATATCCTAAAGATGTTCAACCTATGATTTATAAAATGGCAAACGAAGGTGGTAACAAAGGTCGATTAGATGTTTATAATAAAATAGATATTGATGAAGCAATAACTGACATTGAAACAATGGTAAAAAATATGGAACTTGCAGGTGGTCGAAAATTAAATTCTGATGGTGGACGAATAGGTTTAAAAGGTGGAACTGGTTTTGATTACAGACCTGGAGCGCCTATGGATCCATTAGACCCACAAATAAAAATATCTGAAGTTATGGACGCTTACGATAAGTATTATAAAGGTCCTGGAAAAAAAATAAGAAAAATACCATTTGCAAAATTTTTTAAAATATATGCAAAAGAAAATTTTGCAGACGGTGGTCGTACAGGTTTAAGAATAGGTTCTAGTAAAAAAACTGCTACAGGGGATTACGAAGGTTTTGATTTAAGTTATTTAAAAGATTTGTCTCCAGAAGTACAAAAAGCTTTTTTAAGAAGATTGTATACAGGCAACATGACTAAACAAGCAGACGGTGGTCGTGTTGGTCTAAAGGTTGGTAGTATGTCTAAACGTGCTTTTTTAAAAATGTTAGCTGCTTTAGGAATAACAGGAGCTGCCGCTAAATCTGGTATTGTTAGTTTAGGTGGTAAGCAAAGTGGTAAACAAGTTGTAAAAGAGATTATTAAAACACCTAACGTTGCCGGTAAACCAGAGTGGTTTGATAGTTTGGTTAACAAAGTTATTGCTGAAGGAGTCGATAAAACTGATGACTTGGCTTACAAAGAAAGAATGGTTGTACACACTAAAAAAATTAACCCTAATGAAGAGGTTGCGGTCTATCAAGATTTAGATGATGGTTCTGTTAGAATTAATGTCGGTGGTCACATGACCGATAAAGATGGAAACGTAATAAGAGCTGTGAATGATCCAGACCAAGTTGATCTTATAGTTAGACAAGGTAAAACAGAAGAAGGTGGATTTAAAACAAAAGATAGTTTTGAGGCAACTGAAGCAGAACCACGTGTTGCAAACCAAGATGGTGACATAGAATTTGATGGTGAGCGTGTTGTTGAAAACGTCGATGATCTAATGCAGGATGTAAGTAATTTAGAAGAGTATGCTACAGGTAAAAAATTAACAGGTAACAAAAAGAAAAAAGCATTAGAGAAACAAGAAAAATTTCAAAAATTCACTGAAGATAGATCAGCACAATCAGATTATTTAGTAAATAAATACGGTGAAGTTGATTATGCATCAGGTGGTATCGCAAGAATGCTGGGTGAATAATGGCTGACAAATATAATCCAACACAGTTTAAAGATTTAATGGGTTATCTCACTAGACCTAGTGAAGATAAAAGACGTATGCGAGATTATTTTGAAACTAACGATCCCGTTGAGTTTGGAAAAGAAATAATTAGAAGAGCTGTTCCTGTAGATTTTTCAGAAGTTCCTGTTTTAGAAAACGTTTCGATTGGAATGGGAGTGCCTAATAGATTAGAGATTGGTGCTAATTTTCCTGTCGGTGGTGGAGAACTTATGATTGGTGCAGGTATGCAGGGACAAGACAAATCCATGGGCATTGGTTTTAGAAAAGAGTTTGATGATGGAGGTAGAGTTGGGTTTAAAAATCGTGGTTCAGTTATCACTGAAGATATGCAGAAAAAAAGTGCAGAGGCTATAAAATCAAAAACAACTAAAAAATTAAAAGACTTTGTAGAAAAATTTAAATTAGAAAATGATGGTGAATTACCAACTCAACAACAAATTATGAAAGCAGTTGGAGGTAAGTCATCTAGCATACAAAAATATTTAGAAGAGGGTGTTGATTTTAAAAAACGTATAACTAAACAAGAGGCAGGTAGATTAGCAGGTCTTAAATCAGGAGAAGTAAGAGCGGTTGCAGAAGGTCAAGATCCTTCTTATGTAAAAAGAGCTAAAACATTACAAGAAGCAAATAAATTTTTAAGTGCACAAGAAAAAGCAGATTTTAAAAAAATTAATGATGGTAAAAAATTTATAAATAATTATTTTAAAAATAATCCAGAAGCAATTAATACAACAGAGTTTGGTAAAAATATTAAAGAACTTTTAGCTTTAAGACTAGATAAAGATACAGGAGCTATTTTTTCAAAAGTAAGATCAGATGATTATTATAAAAATTTAGCAGAACAAGGAAAATTGTTTGACATATTTGATATCAAAGCTGTTAAAGAAGGAGGAAGAAATTTAAGATTTCCCACAAATATAAATATAGCTCCAGGACAATTTAATCAAGTATTTATACAAAGTCAGGTAGGAAAATATTTTGCAAAAGGTCCAAACCCTGAAGCATTAAAAAACGTAGAGGATATTTTAAAAAAATATAAACTTAGAGTTAAATTACCTGAAGTAGGTTATTTAGGAGCTGACAATCCCGTTGCTGTTAGCAGGGCCACAGGAGACTTTCCAAAAATTTCAGATACTTTAAAATCTATGAAAGCTCCACAAGAAGTTTTAGATCAATTTAAAGCAAGAGAAGATTTAGTACAAAGAATTTCAAGTTTCGGTTGTCCTAATGTTAAATTTGCTTTGGGTGGTAGAGTTAAATTTAGTCAAGGTAGTGCATGCTTTATTAAAGGTAAAAATAAACTAGATTCAATTATAAAAGGAGCTGGTAAGACTAGTGCAAATGATATGGCTCTTGCAAACGGTATATTAAAAACAGGAAGAGGTTTAAAGAATGCAGTTGCACTAAGGGGGTTGTTTGGCCCTGCAGCCATGGCTTTGACTGTTTTGTCAGAAGGAGGGATACTTGGTTATGATATGTTATCTCAAGGTAAAAGTTTAAAAGAGGCAATGGGTGATAGTTTATTTAACTTAATGTTAGGTGATGACTATAGGTTTAATAATGATTTCTTAGCAAGAGGTGGGACGTTTGATGAAAGATTAGATAAATTAAAATTTAACCCTAATCAAAAACAATTAATAAATAATTTTAGAGAATATGTAAACACCATGAATAGAGTTGGAAGTGCGTTTGAAGAACAAGATAAGGCACAAAGATTATTAGATGAGACAGGTCAAAAAAAAGGTAGACTTGGTAAAGATAGAACACCTATATTAGAAAAAAATTTATTTGATGCTACGGAAAGAGCACAAGCTGTAAAAAAAGAAATGGATAATTTAGATTATGAAAGAGCTTTACGTTTACAATCAGGTATGACCGAAGGGCAAGATCTTATGGGCAAAGCCATTAATTTAGCAGAGTTACAGCAATTAGGTTCTGTAGATCAGAATATCTACGGTAAAGGTTTTGAAGGACCTATTGCTGAAGAAAAAAGACAAAAAAGAATTTTAGAATTACTACCAACAGCATTAAATTTTGCAGGTGGTGGTATTGCAAAACAAGCAGGTGATTCTTCTGGTAAACCACCAATAAGTGGACCAACTCCACAAGGGTTGCCAGGACTATTAAAACGTGGTATTTAAATATAGGAGTATAAATGGCAGAAATAGACAAAGGACTCCCGAACACTAGAACTAAATTAGATATTCCCTCAGATGAGGAAATAGAATCTGTTAGCGTTCAGGAAGAGACACCAGAAAAAGGACCTGTAGAGGTCACACCAGAAGAAGATGGCGGCGCAACAATAGACTTTGAACCGGGAGCTATAAATATACCTGGAACAGAAAACCACTTTGATAATTTAGCAGATATTTTACCTGACGATGTTTTGGAACCAATCGGTGGTGATATGGTTCAAAATTATATGGACTATAAAGCATCAAGAAAAGATTGGGAAGAATCTTATAAACAAGGTTTAGACCTTTTAGGATTTAAATATGAAAATAGAACAGAACCTTTTCAAGGGGCTTCAGGTGCAACTCACCCAGTGTTAGCAGAAGCTGTCACACAGTTTCAAGCGCAAGCTTACAAAGAATTATTACCATCTGATGGACCAGTTAGAACACAAGTTATAGGAATTAAAAATCCTGGTACAGAACAACAGGCAACTCGTGTAAAAGATTACATGAATTATTTAATCATGGATGAAATGAAAGAATATGAAGAAGAGTTTGACTCTATGTTGTTTCATTTACCACTCGCAGGATCTACGTTTAAAAAAGTCTACTACGACGTGCCGATGGCCAGAGTGGTGTCTAAATTTATTCCTGCAGATGAATTAGTTGTGCCTTATACAGCTACAAATTTAGATGATGCAGAATCTGTAATTCACGTGGTTAAGATGTCAGAAAACGAATTAAGAAAACAACAGGTGAATGGATTTTATAGAGATATAGATTTAGCACCTCCAGGAAATGTTCAACAAAACGATGTTGAAAAAAAAGAAAGAGAATTAGATGGCACTAAAAAAACTGGTAAACAAGAAAGTATGTATACTTTGTTAGAGTGTCATGTTAATTTAGACTTAGAAGGTTTTGAAGAGATTGGTCAAGATGGTGAACCAACAGGAATAAAATTACCCTACATAGTAACTGTAGAAGAAGGTAGCCGATTAGTTCTCTCTATACGGAGAAACTATGCGCCCGATGATCT